CCGTTTGTGTAGAGGGCAAAAGTCTTTTTGTTCGTCGCTCACGGTTCGAGAACATACCATGCCCAACTCTTTGTTGCAAGCCCAACTATTTTCATGTATCTTCGCGCCGTGAGGAAGATTAAGCCGAATCCCGCAGACCCAGATTGGAAATTTCCTTTCGCCTCTCGTGAGCGCATCGCGGAACTCGAACACTACTTCTCCACTTTCCACGAACGCAAAAAGCAATGGGGATTCCAGAAGCCGAAAGAAGTTCTCGACCCGAATCGTAAGAACAAACTTCCGTGGGAATCCGTTCCGCCTCACCGCAGAGAATACGCGCAGCAACTTTTCGACGGCTACATGGAGAAACTTCGCAAGCAGGGCAGACCGATTACGCAAGGATTGATAAATTCCCGCCGTGCTTTGGCAACGCTGTTTGCTCGCACGACTCCCAGAAAAATTTTCTACGGCTATTTGAACTACAAGAACCGAAAAACGTTGTGGCTCGCCTATCAGGACTTTGTGAATCAGCAACAGAGAGCCGAATTTGTGAAGATGCAAGGGCCGAACGAGCATAAGGTGATTCCGCTGTGAATATTCCTGAGTGCTACAACGCAAAAGAGAAGTCCTGTCCTCGCTCGGACACTTTTGTAGAGCGCGAGAAAGAAATCGATGGCAAGATTTATTTTGTTGTGCGGTGTCGAACCTGCCAAGCTGTCAACATCTGGCCTGCGGACACGACTGATGCCGCTGGCCGCTACGAAGCCTTCCTACGCAAGAAAGCGCAAGCATCCGAGGCAGAACGGGAACGCGAGCGCCGCAAGGTTTATTCCTTCACTTAGGAGAATCGAATGCCAATGTCCGCAGAGGCTCGCGCAGCCGCAAGCCAGCGCATGAAAGACCGCCACGCCGCAAAACGAAATGGCAGCGAACCTTCCCCGCAAGACATACTCATCCCGCCACTTGAGCCGCCCGTAGCTGTCAGGCCCAACGGAGTCTTTGGCATCCACATTGACGTGAACTGGGAACGCCTTCCCATGCAGGAAGCTCGCCTTGCCTACGCGGAACTCAAAGCGCAATTCGAGAAAGCTGGATATATTCTAAATTCACGCTCTGGAACGGAACAGCCTTCCTACGTGTGCTTCATTTGCAAGAAAGCTCATGCGGGACTTCCTGCCTTCCGCGACTTCGCGGGATGGAAAGACCCTGTAACGAACCTCATCGTTCCCGTGGGTATCTGCGGAACGATTTGCTACGAGAAGTACAATCGAAAGCTATTCGAGAAGCGCCGCGATGAGAATCAGCGGACGCAAGAACGGTGAACTGGCTCGACAAAGCCGAAATCCTTCTGTCGCATCTTCCGGTGAAGATGTTGAACTCGAACCGGATGGTGCCCTTCGTATGGAATCCAAATCAGAAAGTTCGCTGGAAGAAAATCAGAGCACAGTGGGAAGCTGACAAGAAAATTCGCATTCTCGACCTCAAAAGTAGGCGTGTCGGAGTTTCTGCACAGACCGACGCTCTTGCGTGGGCGATGGGACTTGCCTTCCCTTTGATGAACATGAAGATTGTGGCGCACTTGACGCCAAGCGCGGAAGAATTGTTTCGCGTGCCGCGCGACCTTTCGATGGCCTTTCCCTCTTTCCCGAAAGACGACATTCAGAGCAAGAGAATTTTCTTTAGGCACCAGACGGGTGATAGTCACATCACCCTTGCGACTGCCGGAACGCCAGCGGCGGGACGCGGCGGCACTCTTTCGCTACTTCATCTCAGCGAGGCGGCGTATTTCCCGTCTGACGATTCTTTCACGGCGATGATTAGTTCCGTGAGCAAGGGCGAAGGCAGCGCCATCATCATCGAATCGACAGCAAACGGCGTGGAAGGGCCAGGAGAAGCATTTTACGATTACTGGCAAGACGCTGTAGCTGGCAAGAATGGATACATTCCCTGTTTTCTAGGATGGCTCTCAGACCCTACTTGCGTCAGACCTCCCCTAGAAGCCGATGACGCTCCGCAAGGCGACCTTGAAAAAGAACTGATGGCAAAGCCGTTCAATGCGAACAAAGCACAAATCGCATGGATGCGAAGGACTCTCGCAGACGATTGCCGAAACCTTGAATTCAAGTTCCTCCAAGATTTTGCTCACTGTGCAGAAGTTGCGTTCCAGGTGTCCGGTTCTCCAGCTTTTGCGAGAGATGAACTTTCCTACGCCGCACGATGTGTTCGCAAGCCCGACTCTCACGGCAAGTTTATTCGAGACGATGCGGGACGCGGGAAGTTTGTGCAGGATGAAAAAGGGCCGTGGCACATCTGGAAAAGGCCGTTTGTAGAAAGCGGCAAGACGGACGGACTCACTTACTACATCGGTGCGGACGCTGCGCTTGGCGACCAAGAAGGTGACTTTGCGGCTGCCGTGATTCTCTGCGGGGAAACGGGCGAAATCGCAGCTAGATTCACAGAGCGTGTTGCTCCCGAAACTCTGGCAGACCAGCTTGATATGGCGGGCCGCTGGTACAACACGGCGATGGTGAATATCGAACTCACAGGAAACTTGGGGCGCTGGGCACAAATTAAGTTGAGGGACGTTTTCCGCTACCCGCAATACAAGATTTACCATGACAAGCGGAAGGACGACAAACCGCGCGGCAAGAGTAGGGGAATTTCGTTGGGATTTGAAATGTCGCAAGCTACGCGCCGTCTCATCATCGACGCGACTCGCTCCATGCTGAGAATGGGAATCCGCAACGAACCCGGCGCACTCATTGTGAACGATACGATGTTCTCTCAGCAGATGTCGGTCTGCACGATCAAAGAATGGCGCTGGGACGTGGAACGCGGGCACGACGATTGCCTCGTTGCGGGAATGATTGCATGTTTGACCCGCGAGCAGTATCCTCCCACCCGATTACGGTTTGCGCCGAAGCTGACGGGCCAGCCGACACTACAGGAACGTCTCGCTGAAATGGGAATGAATGTGCGGCCTCCCGGCGATGAGACACTGAAAAAAGAAATGAACCAGATGATGCGTAGTTCGGCGCATCGCAGGCAGTTGGTAGAAATGGGACTTGCGAAACCGGGACTCAATACGAGCAAGAAGCTGATTCAGGTATAGGAGCGCAGATGCCACAGAGCGTGGATGACCGAATCGTAAAGCTCAACGAGAACTTGCGCTACCTCACGCGTGTCGTGTCGGCGCTGTGCAAGAACAATCAGGGCGAACTCCGCGTTCCCTACGAGATGATTGACTGTCCCGGCGATGCAACGCAGATTCAATTTCTGCGCGACCGCAAGAGCCAAGAACTCATCATCCGCACGGCAAAAGAAAACGAACTGCCGCTCAAAACATTCGCGGTGACGCCGGAAAACACCACGCCTCAATCCGTAACTGCCGCCGCTCCGCAACCTGACGCGCAAGGGGAATTGCCTCTCACGCCAAAGACGCATGGGAATGTGCTGGACAGTCCCAACTTAGAAGCCTTACACTCCAAACTCAAACAGCGGGAAGTGGTGCGATTGCTGAACGATGAATTGAAAGCGAATCGGAGAACGCAAACGCAGTGACCGACGATACGATCTACGCGAAGATGTGGGCGCAATTCGCTCACGAAGTCAAAGAGAGCGAGTCGAGAGCCTTTGCTAACTTGCGAGAGAACTTCGCGCTCCACGCCGCAGAACTCGTCCCCGACATTATGACCAACAAGGATTTAACCGATTCCGTGGAATGGTGTCAGTCGCACGTCAAGGTAGACCAAGCCGAGGGAAAGTCAGACCCGCTACAGATAATTTCGGATTGGATGAACGGCATAACGGAACTTTCGCGCATTCCGATGGAGAAAATTAGCTGATGTCTGCTGCGCCATTTCTTGTCACGGATTCCAAGACGCAGCAACAGCCATCGGTCGCCGCAGCCGACAAAAAAATCTCCCGCCAGATTGACCTCCTCGAAAGAATCTCCCGCGAAGAACGCGACCGTTGCAACGGCTCCAATGCTACGCAAGACATGCGTGAGTTTTTCACCCTCGAATACGCTCCTACCTCAACCGCGCTTTCCTTTCGTCCCCGCGTAATTCTCCCTGAGCTTCAGTATCTCGCGATGAGTGAGGCAACCGACCTCACAAACGACTCGCCTAAGTTTTACGTGAGCGTAAACGGCAAGCGAGATGAGCCGCGAGAAAAAGCGATGGAGTCTGCGTGGCGTGCTGGATGTTTCAACAACCGAATCTTCGATGCTGTGCTATGGTCGCAATTCTCGAATCCTTCTTGGCTGCAAGTCGGTTTCAACTCCGATGCGCGTGAAGGCAAAGGTTCGGTATGGCTCTCCTCGCGCGAGCCTGACACGGTAGACCCCGACCCGCGAGCCTCGGACGATAGAACGTGGTCATTCGTCAAGACGGACGACTGGTACTACCTCGACGAAATCCGGCGCATGTACCCGGAAAAAGGGCAACTCGTTCGCGCTGGCGGCGGTTACGACCAACCCTACGAAGAAACGGAAGGCAGCCGAGCGGGACTTGGATGGGAATTGCCGGAAGGCTCGCTTCGCATTGACCCGCCAGATGGATTTGAGAACTCGCATCAAGGCGCAAGGCTTCGCGTTCGTAGGCTATGGATTAAAGATTACGCGAAAGAAGCGGTCAGGGAACTTGCTGGCAACGTCACCGCGCAAGGCATGGATTTGGTCGTTGAGCCAATTCTGAAGTACAAGTATCCGGGCGGCAGATTCATCACCGAATGCAACGGCATCATTCTTGCCGATGGCCCGAACTTCGTTCCTCGACTGCCGGAAGAAAACTTTGGCAGCTTTCCGGTCTGTCGATTGCAGTCCTTTCCCACGCTCAATCGCATGTACGGGCCGCCTCCGGTTCGCTACGGACGTTCGAGCCAAGAGAATGCGGAAATGATGTACCGCCAGTTGATTGAGAACATGATTCGCACCAACAATGCTCAATACTGGATTCCGAAAGAATCGGAAATCGACATTGACGCCTTCGGTGGCCTACCTGGGGAAGTTCAAGTCTATTCCGGCGATAAACCCCCCACCCTGACTTGGCCTTCCCCGATTCCTCAGCACATGACGCAGATTCCAGACCTGCTGCTGGCAAAGGTGCAACGCTATCAGGGCTTCACCCAAGAGAGGCAAGGGCAGGCAGGACAGGGAAACATTTCACCCGATCTGTTCGATGCCGCCGTGTTCCAGTCGCAGACATTGAATCGCATGAAGGCTCGCTTTCTCTCAGAGACGATTGGCCGTGTCGCGCAACTGACTTTCTACATGATGGCGCGATTCAAGAATATCGAAGACCAGTACAAACCGTCTTTCAGCAAGAGTCGGCCAGCCTGTGTATGGACTCCGCTGCCGCATGATGCTGTATGCGAATTGCAGTTGGACGATGCGAGCGTGCAAGCACTTTCCACCAATGCGCTGCAAAAGATTGCGATGGCGCTGGCGAAGACTCCGGCTGCGCTTGGGTTGAAAGATTTGTACGATATTTTGCGGATGCCGAATGCAGACGAGTTGGCCGACGCCGCGACCAAACAGCAAGAGCTTGCAGCTGTGGCTCGCACGAAGAGGCCCCGCTAGTGGCAACTTCCCGCATTCCGATAATTCTTCCCGCTCTCAGGAGTGCATCCACCGTTCGTTGCTCGCGTTGTCACCGCAGGACGCGCGGCAAATTATTCCAATGTGTCTCCGTTCGTATCTGCGAGACGTGCAAGAATGATTTAGGAGAGGCATACCCGTGTCGGCGAGTGCGATGAATCCGATTGGCACGCGACTCGCGGCGCAATATTTTGGCCGCACGACTCGATTGATTCGGATGTGGTGCAGGGACGGAACTTTGCTTTCAATCGGATGTCGAATCGTAAGACGACCTAAAGGCCAGTGGGAAATTTATCTGCCGTTGAATTAGGATTTCCCTTACTCAATTCATCCCAGAAAAATAGCACAGCAGTTGCCAAACTCTCTGTGGAAAAATAGTCCGTTCCTACGCCAATCGAGCCATCTTTTCTCTTGACACGTTTTTGGGTAAAGCGGAAAAAACGGAAAGTACCCCCTTGATTTCCTTCCTGTAACAACCCACTCTCCCAACCGTGGTGCAGAAATTTGAATTGCTCCTTCTCCGCGAAGTTGAGAATCCTGATTACAACGGAAAAGTTTGGGCAGTACAGATTGCTGTGAATCAGAAACCGTCACCTGTTTTCTTTGACCTCGAAAAGAATCGCCGCGAAATGGGCGAAGACGCTTGGATGCGGCACTTGCAAGCGAATGCAGAAGCCCTGCTGAGTGAACGCGGCTCGATGCAAGTCTGAGGAGGATTTATGCGACGTGGACGCCGCCGTATGCGCCGCAAGTAACGCCAAGTTCGCAGATGTTCACTCCTAGCGGCCTCTCCCTTTTGTTTTGGGGGATGCTAGGGGAGAAAGGAGGCCGAAATTATGGCACGACGTGGACGGAAACACGGCCGACGCGGCCGCAAGTAACTCAGACCTGTCAGGGCGTGAAGGCTGAGTAACAAGAATCGGCTGGGGGCAGGGGAACCTGCCCTTAGCACTTTGAGGTAGAAATGGCAGAGCGATTGAATATCCGGCAAATTGACGAAAACAGGGAAATCGTCCGAGACAACGCTTTGGATGATTCCACGCAACCCGCCGTCGCTGATTGTGACGCGGATTGGCCGGATGCGGTGTATCGCACGATGCCGAAGGATTACGTTGGGTTTTTGCCTCCCAACGCGAGAGGAAAACGCTGATGGCGAAGGACCGAGCATTCGACACGATGGACACGAGCTGGACAACCCAGCCGGAAAAAGGTTCTGCGGAAGGGCCGATTGACTACGGCAAGGCAGCAAACTCGCCTGAGCCTCCCGACCCGATGGGCGTGATGCCCGATATGCCTCCGGCTCCGCGCGTAGGTCCGGTAGGAAAGGACTAAGTTGGGCGCACCTTCTGGCGGACTAGGTTCCATCATAGCGAGCGCCTTATCCGGCAAGACCGGGGCGAACGCTGGGACAGGTTTGGCTCAACAGTCCGCTGAATTGCAAGGCGCAGACCCGACGATGATTGCCCGCCAGTTGGACAGGGTGGGAGACGTACTGGCAAGACTGTTCACGATGACGTGGCAAACGATGCCCAATGTCGCCAATCAAATCTCGGCCACGATGAAAGCCCTCACAAAGGCTCAGAAAGAAATTGGGCAGGCCGCGCAAGTTTCGGAAGTGGTAGGACAGCAGCCGAACATGCAACCTGCTCCACCCATTTCAAATTCAGCAGCGCAACCCGCAGTGCCACAACCTCAGCCTGATATGTCTGGGGCATAGGAGAACCGCAGATGGCAGGAATAGATTTCAGCAAGATTTTGGCGGACAAGGAAACCTACAAAGACGATTTGACCTTGCGCTTCAAGGATGCTGACGGCTCCGAGCGCGAAGTGCCGCTTGGGGATTTTCGCTCTCTGACCTCGCGTGAACAAAAGGAACTGTCCGACCGCATCGCTGACGCGCAAGCAAGAGAAACGGAAGCCTCGAAGCGTTTCGAGTCTGCCGACAATCTCGGCAAGCAAGCCGCAAAAGTTTTGGCTGACATCGAAGAACTAAAAAAGAACACGCGCACTGCCGCTCCGGGCGAAGACCCATTCAATGACCCGTGGCTCGCTCCCGTGAAAGAAGCCCTCAGCAAGCGCGATGCGGAAATCGCGGACCTCAAAAAACTTGTCGCCAGCGGGCAAGCCACCTTACAGCAAGCGGCGCAAATCTTCCTCAAGAATAACTGGAAGTCCGAATACAACTCGCTCAACTTCGGCAACACCTCGAAGAAACCAACCCGCGATGAACTGGTGAAGTATGCCGCCACAAACAAACTCACGGATGAAGATGGCATTCCCTCGATCTCTCGCGCGTGGGAAGAAATGAGCCGCGCCGACCGGGAAGAGGCAACCAAGAAAGAAGCCTACGAACGTGGTCTGGAAGCGGGACGCATCGCTGCCGCAGCCAATCGCGTGACTCAACCGGGCGTACCGGGAAGCGGCGGGCCAGCAGCGCCAGTCAAGACCAATCCGGGCGAATTGCCCGACCTTTTCACAGAAGGAATGAAAGACCCGGAGATTCGCGGACTGCTACAGCAGCTTGCCGAAGCCGGGATTCCGATGTCGTAGTAAAATTGGCGTCGGAGGTTTCGATGCCACACAAAGACCCAGCGGTACGGAAGGCGTTTAATAGGATTTGGTACGAAAAGAACAAAGTGAGAATTCTAGCGCGCATGAAGGAACGCAAAGACGAAATCAATGTGGTGAAACGTGCTCGCTACCAAACAAATAAGGTAGTGATTCTTGCCAAGATGAGAGCGTATCAGGAAAAGAACAAGAACCGAGTCGCTGCATGGCAGAAAAAAGGCTCCGCTAAGTATCGAATTAAGATGCGCGATGCAATTTTGCAGGCTTATGGAAATAAATGTCAGTGCTGCGGCGAGACGGAGAAGGACTTTTTGACTCTGGACCATGTCGGCGGGTGGGGAGCGCGTCATCGCAGAGAAGAAGGATGGAAGGCTCGCGGCCATAGTCTCTACAAACGAATCATCGAAGCAGATTTTCCGAAAGACAAGTTTCGTTTGCTTTGTATGAACTGTAATTTTGCCATTCGTCTTGGCGGAACATGCCCGCACGAATCGGAAAGATTACAGGCTAGGATGTACGAGGAAAATTTCGAATGTGCCCGCGAAGCTGCGGGGTAGCTTGAGGAGACGATAGATGGCCTTCACAACTGGGCTCGGAATCAACCAGCCAAGTGCGACGTTAGTAAATACTTTAAACGCTATTGCCCCTAAATTAATTTTCCCTCGCCTCGGCGACCTCGTGTTCAATCCGTCGCCGACGTTTTCCTTCCTGAACCAATACGCGAAGAAGTACAATGCGGGGCAGGAAATCGTCTATCCGCTCATCACCTCGAAGATTACGACTCGCGGTTCCTACTGGGGCGACCAGCTTCTCTCGACCAGCACGATTGACGCGGTGCAGCCCGCAGACCAAATCTGGCGCGGCTACTACACCGCTATTTCGCTGCCTGTCTTCGACATTGTGACTGGGCGTGGCGGACCTGCTGGCCTCGACCTCGTGCGTGTGCAGACTCAGCTTGGAGCGGCTTCCATGCTGGACATGCTCGCTGAGGCAGTGGCCGGAAATGCGCCGTTCAACTCCTCAACCGATCTCGACAGCATCAATGCGTGGGTCTTGCAGACCACCAACACCATCGCGGGCATCAACCGCACCACCACAACCGCATGGCAGCCCGCAGCGAATGCCGTCATCGCGGGGCATTTGTCCTCGACCAAGCTCCTGCCAGCATATTTCTCGGTCGTGCAGGGTTACGATGAGCCGAACCTGCTGATTCTGAATAACACCGACTTCGCAAACTTCGAGTTGCAGTTCACGCAGACCAACACAGTCGGTGCGACCAACATCATCCGCGCGGATAACAATTACTCCGACACCGCGCCGATTCAGACTGCGCTCCGTTACCACATGCGGTTTAAGAACGCAGTGGTGCTTGCGGACCAGCACTTCCCGGCAGGAACGGGCTATCTGCTCAACACGAAGTACATCTGGATGATTTACAACATGGGCAGTTACTTCCGGCAGACTCCGTGGATTATGCCGTCGAACCAAGATGTCATCACGAGCAGAATGCATCTGATTTGCCAGCTTGGATGCGACAGGCCCCTTATGCAAGTTAGCCTCACATCCATCACGTAAAGAACTCAGGAGAGAACTAGACATGTCATTCAACGTAGGACTTGGAAGGGTTTTTCCGGGGTTCGGAGTCAGCGTATCGCAAGCTGCCTACACGCAGAATGGTATCGCTCTGTCTGCTGGGGCGAACACCGTCACCATCCCGGCGACGGGAACGATTCTCGGCACTACCGTAGGGAGAATCCTCGTCAAGATTTACGGCGCGGCTGGCACGTCTCCCGTGTTCGACTCCATTGTCATCACCGCATCGGACGGGACAAATACCGTGCTTGTCGGTTCCGACAACCCGCCCGCCACGTTCGCACTCAGCTCGACGCGATGGTACGAGAAGTTTTTCGACTACATCGTGGACATGGTTTCCGGCTCAACAGGTTCAGGCGGCGCGGTCGGCCAGCTTATCAATGGTGGTGCGACTTCATTCACCTTGACCATCACACTCGGCGGAACATCGGAAACTGGGCTGTGCGACATCGAAATTAAGCCGCTAGTCTAAGGGCAAACGAAGCTGTCAGAAGCAAGGCTGGGCATGGGCTCCTCTGCGGTTGCCCGGTCCAGCCTTCTTTTTTAGGAGCGCACCAAATGCCTCAAGAAAAAGATAATTCAGAGCGTTATCGGAACTTTTCTAACGCACAAGTTCTGTCCGACACGGACCGAATCATGTTGAGGGCTGATAATGACAATCCAAGAAACTATTATGTACAATTTCCAAGAGCGGCCAACGAAAGAAACCAAGACCGCATTAAAAAATATGCTCGTTCCGTAGCTGATCGAGAAATGATGCGAGTGTCCAAAAGAAAATCAAGGTCTAGTGGCAGGAGAAGATAAGTGGCCGTAATCGGTGGGCAATATGTCGCGGTCGCCGGAGACGTGATTATCGGCGCTCGTGAATTGATTCCCGACATGCCGAACACGTTAGGAGCGGCACCTGCGTCTGTTGGTGTTGTTACTTCCGTTGGTTCTACGTTACCAAATGGTACGTATGCCGCCATCGTGACCCAGCTCAATTTTTGGGGGGAAACGCTCTATCAGGGCGAGACTTTGAATCTGTCGGTAGGACCGAATCAAGGCATCGAAGTTTTCTCCACCCTTCTGCCCGGAGCGGATAAGATTCGCTGCTACTTGACGTTAGTAGGCGGTGCGGCTGGCTCCGAGTGTCAGTTTGTCGAATCTACGACCTCGCCGTTTATCATCTCCGCGCCGCCGATTCTTGCCGGAAATCCTCCAACGCGCAACACCGCATGGAATCCCGATACCGATGGCGGATTCGCTTCCTGCTCGGCGCTCTATCGCTGGCTGAATGCGGGTCTCAAACTCATCTCTCGCGGGACAGGTGGATTGCTGGATTACGCGGGAGTCGGCTCGACTATCGGTCAGCCTCTCTATCAGGTACCAGGACAGTGGGTAGAACTCACATCCGTTTGGTATGACGGATACTGGATACTTGGCGGCGACAGGGCGCAATTTTTCCGTCGCAACGCCATCACTTCTTCTGTGCTTTCGTCTTGCTCGATGTCGGTTGTGGACAGCAGAAACATTCTGGAAGTTTTTCCGCAGCCCGCGCGTACCGGCTCGTTCACCGTTCTCGCATCTCCGATGTTGTCCACCGACACCATTGCAAATCTTGTGGATGCCAGTGGATTTCTGCTTCCGTTCGGATTCATGCAAGTAGACCAAGAAATCATGGCCTATGTGGGGCCGAACGGAAACCAAATGACGGGCTTGATTCGCGGACTCGGCGGGTCAACTGCCGTGGCTCACGCGACTGCTGCTCCTGTCTATGAACTGAATATCTTCTGGAGCGGCAAAAGACAGTTTGCGCCGACGTTTCAATCAGGAAATGCCGCGAGTGCCCTGCCGATTCCGAATGGCTGGGATGAACTTCTGATTCAATACGTCGCTGGCCGTGCAAAGCTCGTGGAGCACGATACGCAGAGTTTCGATTCGTTCAACAAGGAAATGGAAAAAGCAGTGAAGGGCTGGGCGCTGACGAATGCAGGCGTTGCGAAACGCAGGCAAGTCGGCGGCGGAACGGGAATCAGAACCTACTGGCCTGACGCAGCGGGTGGATGGATTTTGGACTGATGGCATACAAGCCTGAATCAACGTCTCCGTTCGTGCGCGGAATTGTCGCTTCCTCGCAGCCTTTGGCGCAGCCCAAAGGTTCGGTGCCGCGTGCCTCGAACATGCTGCTGACTTCACGCGGTGCGATGAACGTGTGCGACGGTTCGGCCATCGTTGAGTTTTACAAAGGCGCGATTCAAACCAATCGTGGCCGCTTCATGGCTGTGACTTTGTTCACGCCGACCGGAGTTTCGCCGTACTACATGGCTTTGCAACGAACGGCTCCGACTGAGTTTCCGCTCGGCCCACCGCTACATCTCACTGGCTCCGCAGAGGGAACTTACGGAACTCTACCAAGCGGAACTTACTACTACAAAGTCACGGCGCTTGACGGTGTGGGTGGGGAAACGACTGCCTCAAATGAAGTGGCTGTGCCTATCACGCTCGGCCAGAACGCCATGCTGACATGGAATGTGGTGCCGAATGCGTGGGGATACAACGTCTACAGAGGCACGGCTCCGGGTGGGGAGTCTCTAATCACTGGCACTGGCCTTCCCGTGCCTCAGCCTGCTCCGCTTACGCCTACCGTCACGTTTATCGACACAGGAGAAGCGACTGCGCCCGCTGGCGTGTCCATCGTGAGGATTGCCGTGGATGGACCTTTGCCGTTTCCTCAAAACATATTTCGCTTCGCGGTTGTGACGTTGACGGCCCCAACGAACATCGGCGGGGCCACCACGGTTGTCATTGCCGGAAATAGCAACTCGCTGCTGAACGGGACTTTTGGTATTTATCATCCCCCGGCAGGGATGTCTTCCACTTTTACGATGTTGGTTGCCTTCAGTACGCCTTCAGGGACGACAGGCACAGGCGGAACGGCAACTATTGCTCTTGGCCCTCCCACGGCGGATACGACGATTCAGACGGCCTTGTTTCAGTTTCCACAGGGCACTGACCCTGTGACGTACACAAACGCCAATATCGTCGCTCTGTTCCCTGCTTCACCCGCTGTGTTTGGCACGATTCCTTCTGGCGGGGAGGGTGGCTAATGTCGAGCGGCCTTCTTGCCATCTCACCCAGTACGGGACCTTTCGGGACTGTAACCATCGGCAGCCCGCAGTCCCTTACTTTCACTTTGTCCGCGACCGTGGTTGGCGTGGCGGTTCAATCCATTGTTCTGAGTGACACCGTAAATTTCTCGATGGTTCCCCCTGTGAATCTTCCGTGGTTTGTTTCGACGGAAGGAAACGTATACGACAAAAACAACAATCAGATTCCTGGCACCATCAAAGTCACGTTCCAGCCGCAGACGGTAGCAAGCTACGCGGCGACGGTCACGTTCATTCATTCGGGAGCAAACAGCCCCGTTGAACTTGACCTCACCGGGATGGGAGTAGAACCTACCCCGGTCGTACCGACGCCTTCGGGGTATCAAGGCCAGCAAAACTCTACACCGAACGGTGGAATCTCAGGGCTTGTCTCCTATCTGCCACAGTTTTTGCAATTTACGAACAGGCTCGTGATTGCGCTGGGAAATGGCTTTCCTCCGCAGCTATTTTCGGACTCGACGGGCACTCCCACAAATCCGGCACAGATTCTTACAATCACTGGCGTGTCGGTGGATGCCTATGGAGTCGTCACCGTTACATTTTCAGGTCTAAATCCCGCTCAAATCGGCTCAAACTTCGTTCTAGCAGGAATTACCAATCCACTTTACGACGGAGTTTTTGTCGCCATCACTGCAAGCTCTGGAAGCATCACAGTCTACAACCCCGCTGCGATTGGGCAGGCTCCATCTTCAGGTGGAACGGCAACCGTCACCACGATTCCAATTTTCAGCACGTTCGTTCCTGCTTATCCTGAGTGGATAGCGGATGAAGCCTACGCAGCCAACACAGTCATTCAGCCCGCGACACAGCCAAGTCCAAGCATTTATCTCACGGCAGTTCAAGGCGGAACTTCTGGCGCAGCGGAACCTCACTGGTCTGGCCTCAAAATGGGGCAGGAAATTTCCGATGGTTCGATTATCTGGCAAGTCTCAGGACTGTTGAACTCAGCCGCTCCCCCGCCACCCGGCGCCGCTCATATTGCTGTCTACGGCGCTGCGCTGTGGGTGTTCAACACCTCACCGTCGAACACGTCTTCAGGACTTGACGGCCCTTGCTCTCTGCGACAGTCAAGCATCAACAACCCAAATTCTTGGAATCCCATCAACCAAGCGTTCATCGACAAAGACGATGGTGCGGAAGGCATGGGACTCGGTTCATTTACCATCACGGCGCAGGGCATTCCACCGGAAGGCTCCCTTGTCGCTTTCAAGAACTTCGTTCCGTACCAGATAGTCGGCGTTTTCGGTGCGTCAAACTTCGGCATTCAGAGAGTCGTCTCTAATATGGGCTGTCTCGCTCCGCGCTCGATTCTGTTCGTGCCGGGATTCGGCCTTTGCCGCTACACGCATCTTGGCTACGCGGTGTTTGACGGTGTGGCAGACCACGTAATCAGCGAGCAAATCAGACCGTACATTTTCCGGCAGGACGACGCCATTTTCGAGGATATTACCGTCATTGACCCAACCTACGCAGCGGCGTCTTGGGCTGCGCTGACAGCAAATCCCCCGATGTACTGCGCCTTTGTTCCCATCGGAACAAACACAAATGGTCAACTCACAAGAGCTTTTTGTTATGACATGGTGATGAAGGCGTGGGCCGTTGTGGACTTGCCTTTCTCCATCGGTTGCGCCGCACAAACTGCTTCGCTTGTGTCCAACCCGTTAACCGTTCTCGGCGGCTATCTGGATGGCTGCATTCAACGCTGGCAGGCAAACGACACACTCTGGTACACGGGCGGCGCACAGCAAATCTCCGTGGCATGGAGTTTCAGGACGCCGACGCTCGCCTCGAAGGATGCGGACCAAAGGCTTTACGCTCGCAGGGTGGTGATTCGCGGAAACAATACCAATGTTACGGCCCCGGTGACGGTGACGCCATACACATCGGGTGTTGCTCTTTCTCCTGCCGTGAAGCAAATGCCTGCCGCTGGCGCTGATTTCAACCTGTTCGCGGATGTGGCGGACGGCGGATTTACGGGAGTCAGATTCGATGCAACGGTGAGTGGTGCAGGACAGTGCGAAATTGATGGAATCGACTGGCACACGGAAAGTCGGGCGGTGGGCGTACCCAATGTTGGGGTTTGCTAGATGGTAACAATACGCAATCTTCGCGCTGAAGAAAAGCTGCCGTCACACTTTCGCACGGGTTACGAGAACATGCCCGTCATGCCTGATTGGTGCTGGCTCGCGGAGGAAAATGGCAAGGCATTGGGTGCCCTGCTTGCCGCTCCCGCGCACGGAGTTCTGTTCTTGATGCGGCTCTATACGATTGATGGCGCTCCAACGGAAGTGACAACTTCGCTTTTGTTGCAGTGTCTTTCGGATGCGGACAAGCGTGGCTATCAGGGATTTCTGACCTACGTGAATCCGCAGCGCGAAGCGGAAGGCAAGCTGATGATGATTGCAGAGTTGTGGGGCGGATTCCAGGCCCCTGAAGTGCAAGTTGCCATCGCTGGCCCGACTGTGCGTGGTGCGTGGAAGAAGATTCCTCGCAAGCGAATCTTGGAGATGTTCTAATGCCGTTTCTTGCAGCCATTCCTGCATGGGTAGCCACACTCGGCTCCGTAGCAGGGGCGGGTATCAGTGGCGTCGAGGCATTGTCGCAAGGTGGCGGCAAAGACCCTACGGGCCAAGCCCAAATTGCCGCCGCAAAAACCGCTGCCGCACAGCCCACGGCTATCGGCCCAACACAGGCGCAGTTGGCGGGAGCAATCAGTCCGCAATCGAGCAACATTTTGGAGGAAACTTCTGGCCTTGCAAATCAGGATTATGTTGCTAGTATTGCTCAGATTATTGCAGGCACCGCAGGCACGCCCGGTTCGTCTGGTTCCGCTAATTCCGTGGTACGGCAGCTATTCGGATTAGGTGGGCCGACGCCAAACTTCACGCCAGTCGGAACAACGGAGACAACGTCTCCTCCCGGTCCGACAAATTTCTCAGATTTCGCGTATTCACTGGTGAACAATTCATGAGCGACCTTCTAGCAAGTGTGGGAAACTTCTTCGGCTCTGGCGCTGGCAAGGGATTGGAGACTCTTGCTGGATTGGGGACCGCTGGAGCCGGACTTCTCGGCAACATCAGCGCGGAGCAACAGGCTCAGAAGGAAGAAAACTTTCTCACGGGACAGCAGAATCAAATCGCCGCGCTCACGCCGCAGAAACTTTCACAAATGGCAACGTCTGCCGCTGCGCCCCTCGATGCCGGACTCGTGCAAGCAGTTGAGAATCAGGTGGGTGGCAATCTTGCCAGTCAAGGTCTAGCGCAGTCTCCCGGCATCGCGGCAGCGTCAGAGTCTCAGGCTCTCGCGCCTTACGAACAAACAAACATCAACACGGCCTTGAATGCAATCCTGACAAAACTTGGATTGCCGTCACAGATTGCAGGAACGGCGCTTGCGGGGATGCCGAAACCGACAAATCTCTCGCCACTACTCGCGCTTTTGATGAAGGGCGGAAGTTCGGGTGGCACGCAACCAAGCCCAAGTTTGACGGGGGGCGGTGAACAAGACTTTCTTAATCTCTTGTTTCCTCCGACCGGAAGTGGTTCGGATGCGGGGGCAACACAAGGCGATTTCGACAATCTGAATTTTGATTTGGTACCAGTATAAATATGGGCGCACTCGGCAGAGCACTCGGAAATTTCGGTTCGCAAGTTGGCGAAGGCTATGACATTTCGCAACAGTGGAAGCGCCAGTCTTCGGAACTCGCTATGCAACAGGCGAGACAGAAGCTCGCTGAGTTGATGGCCCCCCTTCAGCTGGCCGAATTGCAGCAACGCATCGCGTCTCAAAAACAGAGCCAAGAACTCGCGCCGTGGATTGAGTATTCAGAGAAAAAGCCTGACGGCTCAATTGAAAAAGGACTCTACAACCAACTCACAAAAGAGCGCAGGCCTTACGCGACGGATTCTCCCGGCATTGCCAAGTACACAGGGATGCGCGTCAGTGAAGATGGAAAACTCTATGGCATAAATTCCATCACGGGAAAGGAAGAACAGATTCCCGGCTCAGAGGGAACTGAATTCCCCGTTACTGGTAGCAACCAGCGGCCTCAGATTACTTCGGGGCCACCGATCAAAGGTGAGTTGATTGGCAAGCCGAAAGGGACGTTTTGGAAGTCCATCGTAGACGGCGCTGGAAACACGATAGGCTATACGCAAACTGGCGCTCCTACGCCTCACGTTGGCGCTGGCGGGGCCGCAGCCGTTAGCCCTCAACAGCTAGATGCCCTCGTTCAAGGTATCGCCGCTGGCACGGCCAGAATGCCAACAGGAAAGCTCGCGGCTCAAGTATTGTCTCGCGCGGCGCAGATGGGCGTGACGTTGCCAAACGTGAACGCGGCTTCGATTCTGAATCCACTCGCGCGAAATCTCTACAACGTGCAGTCCATGTTGCCCGCAGCGCAGCGGGCGGCAGCGAATCCTGAGTCACCGCAAAATAGCATGGCTCTGGTAAGCATCGCCGATAAGCTCGAAGGGGGAAGCGGTCAGAAGCAAGCACTCATGGCGGCTGGAAAGCCTTTCACTTTATTCGGCACATCTTTTGGAACGGCAGGGAAGGGAACTCTTTCACCGCAAGAGGCGCAGTCTCTTTTACAGTTAATCCAATCACGGGTGAGCGGTGACATTCAGCAACTCAATGACACGTATCGGCAGCTTGGGATGACCCCACCACCGCCGCTTGCGAATGCGCCGAATACCAACACGACCGTGCCGCCACCTCCACCGGGATACGTGATTCAACCCTAATGCCTGACACGCTCACAATCGCGCTCAATCCACAGACAGGCAAGAAGGTTGCTTGGAACGGTAAGGCATGGGTGCCCTATACCGAACCTGCGCCTCCATCCGCAACCAATCGTTTCCTCACCAGCGCAGAAGGCTTGCCCGAAGGCACCACAGGTTCGCAAGTTCTCTCTGCGACGAAAGATGAATTGGCGCACCCGGGGAGAACGCTTTACGAGGCGACGAAGAATGCCGCTAAAGGTGTGGCCCTGCCTTACGCCGGATATTCAGATGCAAATGCCATCGCTGACGCACGATTCAGGCAGCCGGGAATTGGCAATAAGGTTCAAGGTGAACTCGAAACCATTGAGAATTTCATTCCGTACATAGGTCATGGGATGGTCAAGGCCACAGAGCAATTCGGTGGTGGTGACTATGCCGGTGGCTTTGGAACGATGGTCCCGGTCGCTCTACAGGCCGCGCTTGGCGCTAAAGGCGTACCTGAGATTCCAGAAGCTTATGCAGCCAATTTGCAAAAGTTCTACCGCCTCTGGACAGAAACGGGTAAAACTTTTCAAGAAGCATATCGGCAGAGGTATACAAAATCGGTCGAGGATTACAAAACCGAACTCACTCAAGCGAAGGCTGACCATGCACAGAAAGTTGCCGAAGTTGGTCGCGATAACGCTCAGCTCCAAAACGAATATCAGCTAGCGGTACAGAAAGCCAAAAGCGACCACGCGCAGCGCCTATCGGAAGCGCGGCAAACTTATCAGGCAAAAGTTGACAGGTTCAACAATCAAACTCAAGAGTTCGTTAGCGGTCAAGCGAACGCAAAAGAGAAGTTCGATTTTGAGCATCAGCAAGGCCCGACATTTGAGCGCACGGCGGCGATGGCTAAAAAGTTGGGCGAAAATGATTTGCCCAAGACCTTCAAGAGTGCGAAGGAAGGCACGGATGCTCAATGGAACGCTTTTCGTGTCGCGCTCGGCGACCGTCAAGTTCCGCAAGCGCCAATCTACGAAGCCATCACGAACGCAGAGGACAATATCCTCGCAGGCTCGCATGAAAAGATTGCACTGTTCCGAGACATCCTGAAAGACGCCGAAGATGGCAACCCGCTTTCAGGCGCATCGGTGTTTCGCGGCGCGGGACGGGAGGGGCGTGGCGGGGGAATTAAAATTGACGAAGCCACACTCGCGCCAGCGGCGAAGCAGAGATTCCTTGCAAGCCTGTCCGAAGAGGACAGGGCGCTGGTTATGGGACAGGGCGCAGAGCCAGTCACAAGCGTTCCTTTCGATGAAGCACGCCGCACCTACACGGCGCTCAATCGCGCAGAACAACGCGCACTCAATTCCGGTCACGGTGAAGTCGCTCGCGCCATTAAGTCCGTAAAGGACGTGGCAGATAATCAGATTACGGGCGTCGTCCCTGACAATCTGAAACCACGACTTGACGCGCTGAAGCAGAACTACTCCCAATACGCACGCGACTGGTACAGCAATAAGAGTCCCATTAAGAAACTGATGAACGCTCCGAATGACCAAGCGCGAATAAATCTAGTTTCAGGGCCGAACGCGGAAGAATTGGTTCGCGCGATGGACAGGTACAAGGCGTATGGCGCCGACCCCGAGATTGCGAACAGAATCCGCAGTCTCAAGCAGCAAGTGGACAGCATGAAAGTTTCGC